CAAGAATTTATCGACTGGCTTCAAACTGCCAACAATCTTCCAAATCCTACCCAAGCTGTAAAAAGGGCCGCGCAGATGATGCGGGTGACGGAAGATGCTGTTTGGAAGTGGCTAAATACTAAAAAACCACATCCCACGCCTGAATACATGCAATTGCTCATGGAGTTATTGCATGAAAAATACCGAGAAAAGAGGTTTCACCGCATTCTTTCTCACGAACAGCGTGAAGAAATGCGGTCCATGTTGGGCAAAAAACCTGATCTGGAAATCGCCGAGCTACTCGGAATAGCGCGCGTCACGGTCCAGACTGAACGCTATAAATTAGGTATCAAAAAGTATTGCAGCCCTGAAGCAATCCGCATCCAACACGATGAAGAGCTTATTGCAGTGCTCGGAAAAATTCCTGACTCGGAGTGTGCCAAGAAGTTTGGATACTCAAATTCCAGAGTAGCCTACCTTAGAAAGAAATTAGGGATTAAGTCATATAGGGGGCCGCGTAAACCCCGTCAGCCACGAGACCCAAATAAACCACACAAGAAAAAAGAGTATCCCGAAGAGTTAATTAACATGCTTGGAAAGACCCCGGATGATGAAATTGCTAAAAAATTCGGTTATTCCAAGGCAGGAATTGCGCTTATTAGAAAAAAGATGGGCATTCCATCATTATCTGATACTAAATTCCCCGAAGAGAAACGCGAAGAAATGCTATCCATGCTTGGGAAAGTTCCTGATAGCGAAATTGCTGAAAGGCTTGGAATATCGCTTAATGTTGTAGCGCGGAACCGTAGAAAATTAAAAATTGCTCCAGCTCCATACTCTCCCATTAAGGATGCGGACAAGGATATAATTCTTAATTTATTGGGAAGAGTATCAGATTTAAAAATTGCAAAAAAAACAGGGTACAGCGTATATGTAATTAAAAAATTTAGAGAACAGAACAAAATTAAGCCTTTCAGTAAAAGCATTTTAGAAAGATTTTCACCGGACCAACGTAAAAAACTCTTATCTATGCTTGGGAAAGTTTATGATAGAGTAATAGCCGAAAAATTTAATATTGATGACGAGGCAGTAAGAAGAATTAGACAGAAATTGAATGTTCCGGCATTACGTGAGGAAAAAAGCTTGCAAGAAACAATAGAAGGGGACGAATACATTAAATCCCTGCTGGGCACAATGACTGATAAAGAAGTCGCTAATAAAACAGGCAAATCAATACAAGTTATCGGAAAAGCAAGGAGAAAATTAAATATCCCGGCGTTTGATACAAGGGGGCGGTCTACAAAGAAACAATCTTGATCTTTCCAAGATAAAAACGCGCCCCCTATACGAGATTCCAGGGGGTATACGAGATTCCAGGGCTATTCCCGGAGGTTGTAGTTGATCTCACGGTAGGACTGCCAATCACACGTGATGATGGTGCCGCATAGATGGATGCGTGAAACAATGGCCGGGCCGAGGCGATCCTCCAGGGCGGCGGGGCTGTAGTTGGCAATGATGATGGTCGGCTTGCCGTTCTGGTGCCGGTAGTCAATGAGCCGTTCCAGCGCCGGGCCTGTAAAGTCCGTGTCCTTTACCTCGTGATACTCGTCCAGGACCAGCAGATAAGGCGACTTGTAGCGGGCCATGACAGAGGATTCAGAGCCGCCGCCGTTGAACGTCTCCCGCAGGGCCATCGTGTAATCATAGGCCTTGGTATAGAGGACGCGCTTCTTGCGCCGGTACATGACGCGGGCAAGAAACGTGCTTAAAACCGTTTTCCCGGTGCCGTAGCGTCCGTTTAGTACAATGATACTCCCAGGAGTCAAAACAAGGCGATAGGCATCACGGAGGGCCTTCTTCCATGGTTCTCCGGTCACTTCGTCGAGGCAATCAATCGCCCGGCGAGGAAAGCCTCGGTCAACCAGGCCCAGGCGTTCATAGGTTGCCTTGCGTTCTTCCTCCCGCTGTTTCTCGGCGGCGAGCGCTTCCGCTTCCAGTTCTTCAATGCTTCTTCCGTCATCCGTGGCAAGCGCTGTCATGGATGCCAAGAGGCTTTCAATGTCGGCACCTTTGAGGGCGTGCCGGGCGTCAATGGGGTCGTCAGTCTGTCCAGAGTTCATCTCTTCGTGATGGTTTAGGTGTTGATTTTGATGCGGTTCCCGCGGCATTGGCGGGCTTTAAGCCAGCTTCGGCCGCGTTGTTGCGGGCCCAGGTGGC